CATTTACCCTGACCAGCATCTGCATCACAAGGTTTAGCAGCGTCCCAGTACTCACCCATACAAGGAGTACAACCTATGATAAACATTTGTACCTGTTTAGGGTCAAATGAAGTATCCTGTCTATCATCTTTAGAAGTTACTATATAGTTATTAGCATTTTCAGTATCTTTGACTTTGTTAAACAATGGATGTCCTGTTGTACCAACACCTAAAGGCTGGCCACGACCAATTTCTAAGCCTCTACAGGCCCATACTAATCTTTCCTTTTCTGGGTTATATATATTCATATCTACTAGTGCAAATCTGTTGGGATCTGGTAATAGTAATCTAAAGGCTCGATATTGATTACCTGAAACCTTTGGTACTAAAATTTTAGAATTGTCTGCTGTATCTCTCACATCAAAATATGGATGTCCTACAGTTAACAATCGATCACTATTAGCATGATAGTAGATGTCTGTCCTCTGAATGTATTCATCCGTGCTTTGTACCCTTGCCACAGGTGTTGAAGGTGGTAGATATACCTTACCAGTTGCAGGTAACCATAGCGAGGTCATCTGAAAGAAATATCATAAATAAGTGCGTTTACGTTTTCGCCTGCGAAGGCTTGGATGTAAATAGAAGTCCCCAGAGGTATCTGCAGTATGAATTATTACAGTTGGCAAATCGGGTTGAGGATAAATAATTTCTGGATAATTCCTTCGTTCAGGATATGAAACAGCATAACCTTCCAAATCTTGTACATAAAAGGTATCAAATCTGGGAGTAGAGAAGCGGGGTACAGTAAATGTGGTAGAACGCCTGCCACTACCATAAACTAACTGGGAGCCAGAAAAATCTTCATTTTGCTCATCCAGTAGCAAATCATCAGAGTGGAAAGTAGGTTCTGGGTCTACTTCTATTACTTGAGGCAGTTCCTGAACATTTAAATCTACAAATGAGCTTTCTACTGGGCCTTGGACAATAGTAGCATCACCAGAATGTTCCCCTAATAGTGATAACTCTATAGACTCCTCTGCATCGATTGTGCTAAGATCTGTATAAAAATGCACTTGAGCCCCTACTGTAGCTCCACTACGTGTTCTAATAGAAGCCCTATTACCTAAGCGGCTTACCCTGACATATCCCTGTGGTGTTTCAGAGTAAAGAGGGCGGCTTAATCTTGCTATATCTAAAAAGTCTCTGTCTGGAGGTTCTTCTACAGCTGCTACGTCCCTTTCAAATATTTGTGTAACTTCTTCTTCAAACACAGGATTATCAAAGGCAAAGCGAACTAAACGTGAGGGCTGTTGTAAGAATAATGGATCCTGGACATTTACTTGTTGAGTGAGTCGCCTATTATATAGTGATCTTCTTAAATTTCCTACAGCTTGTGTGATGTTGCGTAGTGGGGTACTAGAGCGTCTTGGTGGTGTAGGTTCCTCTATTTCAAAAGTATATCTGCTAGGAAGTTCTTGTAATTCTATTTCAACTGGTGTAACTCCACCTATTGGTTGACCACCAGAACCACTAGTAACAACAACATGATCAGTTAATGCAGATTCTCCCAAAGAGGGTGTAGATTCAGTTAATATTTGAAAAGAGGGATTATGGTACTGTGTTCTGGAAATTCTGGTGCGAGTGGGTGGTGTGGGTTCAGAGGCAACCTCCAATACAGCACTGGAGCCTCTGCTTGTTGTGACAACAGATGTGTCAACTCTAGGAATATCTGGGGCAGGGTTCACTTCTGCAATAGTCTCAATTGTCCCAGGTAGCAAATCAGGTCCTGTGTCAGTGAGTGGGACCACAGATGATGCATTTGGATCAATTGGATTGACAGTATCAATAGGAATGATATCCGCCGGACCAATAGCCTCAGGGAGTATACCTGGACGAACAACACTTGGAGTGCCCCCAACACGTATTGCTGGGCCTTCACCTATAGGTACATAGCCAGTACTGCCACCGGTACCACGGCCTGTACCTATTCCCAAACCACCAAAAAACACACCAGTGCTGCCAAATTTTAATATTTGGTCAGCAATTGTAGTTTGTTCCACTTTATTAACAACATCCGGAGGACAGTTTCCTGCCTGTTTGCAGGTTCTGTAAATGTTTGTTACAGAATCTCGCTTTGTTCTGCGAGCACGCACCATTATATAAAAATAAAAAAGCAATATAAAAATGTTAAAAGATTAATGTGTTAGTAGTGCAAGCACCGTTAGTATGTTAGCAAAATGTTAAAGCTTATCAAAATTACCAAAAGACCATTCCACACCTTTAGGGAGCTTCATGATTTTAACATACTGTGATCTAGTGCTGTTTGAAGTAAAACTTAAAAGCATACGTGATCTACCTATTCTTTCATTGCCATCTACACCAACCCATGACCAGGTGGTACTATAATGTTTTACTAAACCTAATTTACGCTTCTTATCTCTGTATCTGTAACATTTTAAAATATTTGGGTCTCCTCGCAAAAGTATTACTGGAGGATCGCTAGCCTCCTCCAGTAACCTTCCAAGTCGTCCAAGATGTCGTCCACTAACTGTTTGTACTCTTGATCCCACCTTGTCAGGCGAGATGCCAGCCCCTCCAGAAACAGGCTCTCCCCCCCTTGACCGGCTGCGCCTTCTTTCCCGTTTACTGGTGGAGGTGGGGGTGGGTGACCTTCTACTTCTCCCTCCCCTCCCTCTGCCCCTGCGGGTTCTCTTGGGGCTGGAATCTCTGGAGGTTGTGACAGATCCTCTGGACCCTCTGGATCCTCTGGAAGTGGATCTGGATCTGGATCTGGATCTGGAACGGCTGGCTTTTTGGGACCTTGAGGTGCTCGCTTCCCGTCTGCGGGTCCTGGTTCTAGACCTGGATCGTCGTCGCGAGACCTCTTTCCTGGAGTTGGAGGCTGCTGTAGGACTAGAGTCTTTTCGCCCGTACCTTCCTTTCCTGGTACCGGTTTTGGATGAGAGTTCAGGTGCTCCTGTGGCTGTGGCTGTGGCTGTGGTGGTGCTGAAGGTGGTGGTGGTTGCTGTGGTGCTGGTGGGTGTCTCGTCGACGGTGTCGTGAACGGGGCTGGCGTTGGAGGATTCTCGTAGCCCCGTGGATGGTGGGGTGGAGCTAGTAACAGGAGCAAACACAGTTTCGTTGTTAATGCGGACTTCATATTGTCCAGATGTCCCATATCTAACAGCATCATCAGCGAAGGTAACATAATACTGTTTGATAGTTCCATCCTTATAATATGCACCTGCATAATCCACCTCACCTTGCACCTTTTGCCACATATCATCTGAGTCTACAAAATAAATCTCTTTCCAAGCAGTATATACCATTAGATTTTCAGGATCTCCATCAAATATAACTTCTATATTATAAGGACCTTTTTTAAAGCACTGTGCTGGTGGTGCATTGTATGTTTCAAGACTTGTGTTTACTAAAGTCCACTTTTCTTTTCCAAAAGGAGACTTTTGCAAGCTTTGCAAAGTTAGCATCATGCCAATAGCTTGTTTGGCTTTGGTTTCAGATACTGCCATCGGAGGTACGGGTTGATACCCCAGTCTCATTATGCTGTGTTTACGTGCAAAAAATAATAAAGCTTGTTCCTGTCTTAACAGTTTCCAATGTTCTATTTGTGTTTCAAGATCCTCTTTCCCTGATTCATAAATGTCCATTAACATCTCTTGTAGTACATTGAAACGAGCGTTGAGTGCCTCCATTGTCTGCCTCGTCTTCTGGGTCACTGAGCTCTAATTGTGTCCAAAGCCTTTCAAAAAAAGATTTCCAGCTTTGGTCAGTAAGTTGAAATACAGGGGTACCATCCTCTTTGAATGGGAACTTATGTTTAAATTCAAATATTGCAATTCTACTGTACAAAAACTTATATTTATCATTAGCTTTAATATTATAATTTGAAGTTATTAACAATGGTGGGAACCTAATTTGCATAGGGGTTTTATGTTTGCAATCCACACTTACAACATTTCCATCGAGACCATTTCTTAAATATGTATCTATATATTGCCAACAAGGATCGGTAGCATCATCCAACAGCCCTATTTTACATTCTGAAAGTGGAGACAGCCAAAATTGACTTTTTGCATTTACAAATGAAATTACCTTGCCTTTTAAAACTTTTAATAATGACATAGCAAACATTGACTTGCCACAGTCCGGCGGCCCATGTATTAATAAACAGCTTTTTTTAGGTTTGCCATGTATAAACTGTTTAAATGCATCCAGAAATATTATAAAGTTTATTTCTTGAAATCTTATAAACTTAACTATTTCAGACCAATGGCCTTCCCCTTCTACTTGTTGTATTCTGTGATGTATCCACTCAGACATACTCATATCCCTCATTTCTCCCCGTCTGTAATGTCTAACCATTTGAGCACATTCTCTTAAGTACCTTGCCTGATTATTATGTGCTAACCAAGCTCTTGCATTGGAGTCACTATTTGCCATTTTAGCATAAAGATATGCAATGTCAGCTTCATCTGTGAGATCGCTATCATAGGCCCATTGTATCATTTCAGAAAGGTCAAATTGCATAGCATCTGCTGCTGCCTGATGACTTATCATGGTCTGATTTACAATCCAATCAGGATAGGCTCCATGAGCATACACAGATGAGTCCATACTGCCTTTGTACCAGTATAGTGCTGACACCACACTTCTTAGTTTTGGTGGTTCACAAATTAATTGCAATAATTGTACATCCAGTATTGACATAAGCAATCTACCAACAGTTTCTCTACTCTTTGCATGATTAAAACACAGTAAATATAAAGTCATAATCCCATTTATATTTATCCACACATAGGAACAATGATTTAAAAGTAATTGTTTTGCACTTTCTACCAGCTCTTCTCGCACGCCATAGGCTGCAATTACCCAATCTTTACAGCATGTTTTATCACTTTTATACTGTCTAGCTAACTCATAAAAACCCACACCAAAATATTCCTTGACTTTACTTAATAATTTTGCACGACTATTATTGCATCGCATTAACTCTTTATAATGCAAATTGCCCTCTCCCTGACCACCCTGCTCTGCCGGCGTTGCCGCCGGTACCTCCAGCTCCGCAGGAGTATCTTCAATTTCATTAGTCAAAGACTGTTCGAGCCCCGATAATTCCAGCCCGCTGTCCTCCTCAAATAGCCTTCGTTTAGACTTTTGTCGCGGAGATATTGACATAGACTGCAACCGTGGGCTAAGTTGTTGAACTGCTTTAGGACTGAAATACTTTCGTTTTAACTTTTGTACTTGCTCCGCGCTCTCCTCAAATTCCTGCTGGCGAAGCAGATCTCGCGAATTTCCCTGCTCCACATCCTCCTCATCATTTAACAAATTTGAAATATTGGACTTTGGGCTTTCATCAAATAATTGTTCCAAATCATTTTCTAAATCACTACAGTCTGCTTCATTATCTATAAACCACTCGCTACACCCTTCTTTGGGATCAGTACCTTTATCGTCCGCCATTCCGAATTTCTTCACGACACTGAGGACACAAGAATTGCAGTTCCTCCAGAAGCAGTTCTTGGAAACTTCTAATAGCAGCGTCAGTGGCTAACACGAAGACTCGCAGTCTGGCACCGCATCCGCCGCCACAAGTAGCAATAACTTTGTAAGGGATGCCTTGGATAAGCTCCTCCTCTGCCTCCAACTCTTGTTCAGCTGGCGCTTCAGCTGTTAGATTCTCGTAGCATTGCAGGTCAATGGGCTGGCCAAACTCTTCTTGTAGTATTATATCTGGTATTGTAACTTCTTTCCCAATCATTCTATAACTCTGCAATGTCTACACACCCCTTTCCACCTATTTCTAACTCTGTGAAACTCTCTGTGCTGTGCACAAATATCAAGCTTTTCCAACAAATCTAGCCTCTTAAGGCAAATGAGACATCTGACTACTATCTCAGCAATATTAGCCGCTGCTCGTCCTTCTATTTCGATGCCTACGACAATTTCTTGGTGATAATTAGTAAACTCGTGATATGCTGATCTATAGGCACAAGCTGCACAACAACCAAAGACAAATCCGTCTTTCCACAGCAAATTAAAGTCTTTATAGTCAAATTCTAACAACTCCTGATATGTTAGAAACCCCGTGCAAAAATTACAAGGAAGCAAAACTTCCCAAATAGGTATATTTAAGTGGTGGGCTAGCTCACATACCTTAACAGGTCTAGCCATGTGTCCTGTCTGTATTCTTTCCAAAAATAAAGAAAGTACAGCACGCAAGCGGTTACATGTATATCTGTTTCAAGATTGTTGTTAACAACCACAAGAGATGACTAAGTATAATGTGACCGCGCCCGATTGAAACTTACCGTTATCGTTCTGGTGTTGCTGCCAAAGAGTTGGCGCCAAAATGTAGCTGGAACGAATGTGGTACTTGGCAAATGTCTTGGCAAAAACACACTTCTGGCAGAGGTGAACTTGTAACTGCCAAGTAGCCAGAGGTGAACACCGGCGCACCTTTATAATCTGATTAACCGGGTGCGGTTGCAGGTGGGTTAATCAATCTTAGTCACGAACTCGGTTAAAACATGCCTCACATACCAAAACAGTTTATAAAATATTTTATTATAAGACCCAGCAACCGAAAACGGTCATCTCCGTTTTCGTTTAATACCCCGTGTGGAAGCTCTAGCAGCAGAGGATTTAGAAACTCTAGAAGCCCGTTGTAGCCCAGCTTGAAATAAAAACTTTCTTCCTAAAGAATATTGATCCAAATCCAAAGACAGTTTTTCTGTTAAATCTACAGTCCAAAAGTTATACTGCTCATATGGATCTTTCCTTTCTGGAGCAGGTTGTTTGTCAGGGCATCGTGTTGCCTGTGATGTAAGATACCTATATGTGTCATGTATAGGATTATCAGGGGTAGGAACAAATCCCAATTGCCAATTTTCCAATATAGAAGAATTCATAGCATTGATTTGTGCCAGGACTTCCGGTTCTAAAGGTACCTTACACAATTGTAATATAATTGAAATTTCATATTCCTCTACATGTCTTAAAAATTCTCTAACCTTGGTACTGTCATATTCTGTAGGTGTCTGGCCATCCGTACTTACACTAATAGTAAAATTGGTATTTCTGGTATTATCAGCCACTGTTATAAAAAGCTGATTCTCCCAGCAAATTCCATTGTTGTGACCCTGTGCTCTTTGTAACCAAAAAGGTCTATTGAATAGCTGCGCATCAGTAGATACCAAAGAGCCACTGACGGTAGGGAAATAGATGGAGCTGCCAAGAGTATTTTGGGCCTGTTGACTTGCTGCAGGTAATATGTAATTGTTATCCTGACCTACAGCAGTATTGGGTATCGCATCCCCTACATTACCACCTCTAACAAAGAAGTGCCTGGCATAACATTGTTCACGTCTAGCATAGAAGAAACAAGCATCCCCATATATGTCATTTGCCATCTTTAAAAAATCAGGATACTTGCAAATGTCATTTACTATATCCAAACTGACATCAGATCTGTTAACAGATAATGTCTTATTATTGATATTACCAAAACCTATATCAATCATATCACCATCTTGTATAACTGAATTGATTAATTCTAATGGAGGGCATTTACCCTGACCAGCATCTGCATCACAAGGTTTAGCAGCGTCCCAGTACTCACCCATACAAGGAGTACAACCTATGATAAACATTTGTACCTGTTTAGGGTCAAATGAAGTATCCTGTCTATCATCTTTAGAAGTTACTATATAGTTATTAGCATTTTCAGTATCTTTGACTTTGTTAAACAATGGATGTCCTGTTGTACCAACACCTAAAGGCTGGCCACGACCAATTTCTAAGCCTCTACAGGCCCATACT